GCCCTGCGGGCCCGGGAAACCTTGCGGTAACCCTCGCAACCACTACCCCGTAGCTAGTCACTTGCCGGCCATGCCGACACACCAATCCTCACTCCGGATGACTTAGGGAGCCGCGGTTTTTAAGCCGCCTCACCCCTCATGTTTTTCGAACTAGGGAAGGTCCCTCAACCTGATCGTAATCAGGTGCATCATCGGACCCGCTAACGCAGGCCCCCTCCACGGGAAACGATGATGTCTTGCGAAGGAGAGATCCCCTATGGACGCCCTTATCAGGGAGGGTCCGAGGATTGTATGTGTCGACATGCGACACACCGCGCAAACACGCCCATCACGGAACTAGCATTGGAGGGCTAGAATCGGTGAAGGGACGGAGGTTCGCAGACGAGAAAGATGATCCCATCTTCTCTCTCAAATCTTGGTCCTCCGGGCGCTGGAAGAGCGGACTCCGATAGAACGACCTCGCCACGGAGACGAGGAACAGAAGAAGGTTGACGGACTCCGAAGCTAACTTCGGTACCGCGCCAACCTCGCCGGCGTGCCTCGTGGAAGGCAGCCGACGGTTTCTGGATCATAGCCCTAAAGGCTTCCCATGAAACAGGCTTCTGTTCGGTCTGGAAAGACCGACCGTTCAACCAAAGGTCGAACTTGACCTCAGCTCTCTCGATCGGCAGAGTATCGTGCCGGAGCACGTACCTACCGTCATCAAGCCCCGACGCTTGAGGTAAGACAACCCACGAACGACGTTTAAGACGACGCTCGTACTTGAATACCTCAAGAGTACGGAGATTGAAACCGAGAGAACTGGGCAAGACGACCCAGCGGGATCTGCTCTTCGCGAGGACGAAAGCGGATTCCCAAACATCACCGGCTGCGTGACAAACCGCAGCCTGATGCACATGACCAGAAAGGTCAGCGGTGCCACCACCCCTCCTCAGGTGCCTCACCTCCTTCCACTTTCCGTTTCCTTCCCGGAGGAAGCAAGTGGAATTGATCTCGGCAACCGACCTAAAGCGGCCGGTCTTCGACTCATTAATGATTGCCCAGTCGGGGTAATCAGTATTGAGAACGGGTTCAGAACTGCTGATGAGACAGTCATCACCGTTGATCAAAATCGATGCATCACGGCCTCTAGTAGCCCACTTGGCGGCTACGTAGGACTGGATGCAAAGAAGAGGGAAAGAGAGGTAGGTGCCCATCATCTGACCATGCGTGACATCGCCGCTGAGGGACGGCGAGGACACATGAGGATGAAGGGATTCGTGAGCCGCGACCCTGACAGGGCCCGGCACACTTCCGCAACGCGCAAAAAGCGCGCCAAGGATCGCATCTGCCACGTCTAACCTTAAGTTATCCGTGGCGCCCACCAAATCCACAGAGGTCTGCCAGTCAAACTGACAAACCCTGGAAATGGTAGAGGCTGTGGGAGGACCCACCAGAAGCCAATCCTTGCGAGACAACCACGAGTAGATGCACTCGTGAAGAGGTCCCAGGATATCCCAACGGTAAGTTGGGACACCCATGGGCCTCAACTTCCCAGCAGCAGGAACCTCCGAGAAACGGAGGTCCCAGCCGCCGACCCAGGAAGGGATGGGACCACCCGCCTGAGTAATGGCTTGGAACTCCTTGTAGGAGGAATTCTTAGACCACCGCTCAGACGCGAACCCACGATCGTTGCGAGACGATCGTTTGGGGAAGAAATTCTCGCAGAAACGAGAATAATCCCGATCCCATCCCAGAGGGAAGGCATCTCTGACGACCTTACGAGCGAACTCGAGGTAATCAGGGGAAGAAGAGGGGGCGGAAGGTGAGCAGGCCTTGGAGAACCAGGACTCACGAAGAGAAGGGGGGCGATGAAGAGAACAGACGATGGAAGGAAGACCCTTCTTTATGGAGCTGACGCTGTGCGCCAGTTCCCATCGTTGCCTTCGTCCAAGGCGAGAGTAGGAGGGGAAACCGTCAGAATCCCAGCCGCGCTGGACGCGGGGGAAAATGACAGAATCCCGGGAGGAACCAGGAGGAGAGAGAAGAAAAAGGAGATACTTGCCAAGATCGGCGGGTCTCAAGCACGGTAACTCGCCTTTCCCTAGGGAAAAGCGCAACCGAATAGTCTTGAGGGCCGACCCTATGGTCTCCTCAGTATCTGCCGCTATA